TCTTCATCTGCAATAAACGATGCGCCAAGCAATTCAATAGTATTACTACCATTACGATCAGTAGTATAGTTTTCATTTGCGAGTTCTTCAATAAAATGATTTCTAATATCTGTTATGTTCATTTACCATACCTATCGTCTACTTGAGGATGTTCAATTGCATGAGTCATAAGAATCATGATTTGTGTTGCTGCATGAGCTAAGTGAGACATGCCTGATTCTGGATCAGTATCTTCACCACTATGCCAAGCATTTAAATGTCGTTGTACAGATGAATATGTTCTGATCCAGCTTGTTGAATCGCCATCGATTCGCCAATTGTTAACACCATACTTTTCAGCGCCAAAGCCTAGAACATCAGCGACTTGAGCTAATGCTTCAGGCGGGACTAAGCCAAATGGAGTTTTGTTTTCATCGAATTTTGCCATGGTGTACCCTTTTAATAATATACGTATATTATATCATAGTTCTTATGTAATGTAAACAATTATTTCACCTTATTTTAAAATAATTTGATGCATTCGCCATCGGAATTTGCAGCGTTATGATCGTAATACGAAGTCTTAGATTCTGCGTACTTAGATCGTCTTGAGTAGAATTTAAAGGTCTTAGGTTCAATGATAAGCCTAGGTGTTACAACATAGTAGTCATCTTCTTCAACGTAATTAGCGGTAACTAGATAATCAAACGCCTGATGCTCGATATTCCTTATCATAGTCGCGACTTTCTTTGGATAGAATGTGTACCATTGTTCTTTGTGTAATTTAACTTCTATTCGGTTTTTACACTTTAGGTTACTCCATACGTCCCACGCATACGTATCTCTAATCTTATGATCAAACACCTGTTCATTTAAACGACCACATAACATACCAACTCCAACTTCGCAAATAACACCACTTAAAGTGTCTGTGTAGATTTTTTCATCAGTTCTGGTGTCTGTAGGTTTCTTATTTAATATAATACCATTAGCCATCCAGTTAGTTCTACGATCTACAACGCCTTTGTCGACAATAACAGAATATTTTAGTTGTTCTTTCAATTGTTCTTTCATAATTTAGCCTTCGTAAATGATTCCCTGTTCATTTAATGCTTTTCTATTAGCCATGTGATGTTCGTTAGTAAGATCTTTGTTACCACCATAATATGGAACAGCATGATGATGATCAATCATTAATTGATTAACAGATTTCTCTTCGCCTTCAATAAAGATTTCACCAAGGATTCTACCAAACTTACCTTTCTCATGAGAGATCAAAGTAACTTCGTCTTCAACCGATTGAATCAAATCCTGTAAAAAATACTTAGATTCTTTACCATAAAACTTTTCTTCAAGATCGAGAGTTCGAGATTCTGGAGTATCAATAGCCATCATACGAACGCGTTGATTCTTGTAGACCATACCAAAACCAAGATCGATATCGACATCAATGGTATCACCATCAACAACTCTTGTTACGTGTGCTTTATATGTATACATTACGAAATCACCGCTTTAATCCAATCAAGGTCGATAATCGCTGCAGCTTCACCTTCATAATCGACCGGCATAGCTTTATTCCAATCAAGAAATACTCTTTGACCTGATTGAACTTCATCGATAGCCAATGGTCCAACAGCCAAAACTAAACCTGGCTTAGATCCTTTAGTTGTATCAGCAGTAAGAATAATACCGCCTGAAGTTGTTTGCTCTTTTACTACAGCTGTTACTAGAACTTTATTGCCTAACATTTTAATACCCATCTTTTTCTCCTATATATTATTTCGAAAGACAAAATCAATTGCTCTTTCAGCTTCTTTAATCATATCTCGTTTTCCATACCAACCACCGGTTTCATTGTCCAAGTCTGAACAAATCCAAGCAACTTCACGAGCCGAGATTGGATAACCTCGTTGCATTGCATTACCTGCAGTTGACACCATAATTTTGTACATCTGTAAATACCAACCTGAGCCAGTAATACCTTTGTATTCTTCTACCTGCTTTTTATTTACAAAAGGGCAGTCTTTGTATCCAGTCCATGAAAAGTTAGTGTTGTTGAGTTGGTTTTTTCTGTGTTCAACAAGTCCGTTCCTAATTGCTTCTGGTAACTTATCGAAAAACGATTCATTTGATACGACGTATCGGTGTTGTTCCATAAGTTTGTTTGGATCCATGACGAGTCCATCGTGTGTGAATATAAAGTTGTAGGCATTTTTATACCTTGAAGGGACATAGTACATTCTACTAAGATCTTTTGTTTGTGCATCTGCGATATCTCCTATCTCTTTATTTAATGCGAACCAAAAATGTTTAATCTTATCAGCATCAACTGATTCAGTCAATGGGAATACTAATCTAAATTTTGGATGTTCTTTAGTTGAACTTGCTGTTGAATAACAAACATATTTGTATTTTGAATATTTTTCATGAATATCTTCAATAGATCCTTCATAGTCATCAACATCAACAATGCCGAAACCACCCCAACTAACAACATTAGCATTAGCTCGAGTGGTTTCGGTCTTATATGTGGCTGGTGATATTAAGGGAGCATCAGTTTTCTTTTGATACTTATCACCATCTGCCAAACGGTATAATACTTTTTCAAAATCATCAAAAGACTTATAATCAATTCTTTTAACAGTTTTGTTATCATATATACTATCAAATATTGTCAGAGATACCATTGTTAACTCATATTATAAATTTACTAAAAGACCATGATTACCAGTGTGGTCAGGAGCTTTCCAGCCTTCGGGTTTAACTAAATCAGGAAGACCGAGTGGATTTGGTCGTGATTCTTTTACGCCAACTTCTTTTGCCATATTAGCTTTGTGAACATTATACCAAGCTTCATCAGCATCGATACCCATAACATCCAGTGTTCCAATAGCAACTACACATAGATCAATAAGACCATCAACGATTTCTTCAGCGTCTTTTTCACCAGTAGCTTTAAATGTTTCATCAAACTCTTCCTTAAGAAACGCTACACGAAAATGTAGTAGCTGTTCCAGTTTTTCTGGATTGTTTTTAACCCATTCATGTACACCATACTTAGCGTGCATATCTTTAATATCTTTTACCCAGTTCATAAAATAATACCTTGTGGTTGCGTAATTTGAATAACACTAGTAGCAGATTTGTATTGATCTAGTACTTCACTGATAGGATCAACTTCAAATAGAATATGTTCTGATTTAATAGTTAGTCCATCTTCAGCCTTTGTGTATGGAACATAAGGCATAAAGCCTAATTTACCTTCTTCAGCAGCATATAACGCTACAGGCTTTTCAAATGTAACCGAGTCTGAAGTAGAGCCAGTAATAGTTACGATGATTTCTTCGCCTGAAGTAAGTCTTAATAATTTAATTGTCATTTATATCTCCTTTCATAATAGTTATATTATATCATAGTTTTGGTTGAATGTAAAGGTTTATTTTAAAAGAATTCATCAAGCGTTGCTATGTCCTTTGAGTTCCAACCAACAGCTTGAAGTATTGGATCAATAACACCTAAGAATGTTTTATCAAACTGAGTGTCGTAATCGATGTAGCGATGTAGACCAAACTCTTCAGGCAAATAATCAAGGAAAGATATTACGTTTTCCTTTATATGATTAGGTGTTCGAAGATAGATAAACTTAATCTTTTCGCCATTCTGAATCTTGTTATATTGCTTTGTAAGCGATTTGTCTACTAGCATTTTGTTATACATGATACTACCACGAGCATGGATTGGTGTACCCTTTTTATATATAGTTTGATTATCCATATAGTTAGTAAGGTTAGTTATACCTCGTGGAAACGCAATCTCATCGGGTGGAAGAGTTTTAAAGTATGTTCTAAACGTTTCAATATCTTGCTGAACTTTTGATTCAGAACCACTAATGATTGTTTTAAACATTTGCTTAAGCGCTTCACGACATGGAGCTGGTGTAGAAGACTTAATAGCTTCGATACCCATAATTTTAAGCTTTGGTTCAGCATATCGAACGCCTTCGTTATCAAGAACGTTTAGGATATATCTTTTCTTTGCTGTCCAGATACCGCGATCAGCAATTGCTTCACGTTTCATAACCATTCTGTTTTCGATACCACCCATGACTTTAAACAAGTCGGCATAGCTTTCTTCAAGAACAGTTTCAAGCTTTTCCTTACAAACAGTATCGACAAATTCCAATGGATTCTTAGGACTAACAGCTTTAACAAGATCATCGAGTACTACGTAGACAGAATCTGTGTCGATAGCAATAACATAGTCTTTTTTAGTTTTAAGAATCTTATTGAGATATTCGTTGATAGCCTTTTCAGCCCAGCGAATAGTAAGCTGACCAGATAAAGTAATACCTTCAGCAATACGTTGATCAAAGAATCTAAAGTATTTGTTACCAAGTGCGCCATAAAGACTGTTTAGAAGAATCTTAATAGACATTTGTTGATTTTCTGCGATGTTAATATCGCGTTGAACTCGATACAATTCTTGTTTGTTGTTTTTGTCAACCTTTTCAAGTTCCTTTTGACCATTGATCATTGCGCGTTTAATTACAACACGTTCACTGTACATTTCGTCAATGATTTTTGGTAGGATACCTTGTTCATCAGTAGTAAAGTACTGGCCTGAAGCTGAAGCACATTCATTAGCTTCAAGCTTAGGTTTAACATCACCACTTAGAAGACTATCAACAGTAACATTAGCAACTTTACCATTGATAATAGTTTCAGGAGACATGTTATTTTGCATAATGATTGATGGATACAGTGAGTTCAAATCAAAAGAAACAACCCATTCGTGCATTCCAACATGTGGATCTTTTACAAAGCCGCCTGGATATGGTGATTTAAACTTTTCTTCGCCAAATGGAACAATGACGTTATTTGCATGTAGATTACGAAAGATAATAGAATCCCATATAGCAGTTGTACCCATAACATCGCCATAGTTAACGCCACCACGATAAGCCATAGTAAGAGCTAATGTAATAAGACCCATCTTATCTTCGAAGCGATCTACCAAGTCTACGTCTTTAATGTTGTAGTCAATAAACTTTTGATGATCGTGTATGTAAAGAGTGTGAAGGTTACCATGTTCTTCATAAGAAAGCTTACGTTCTCCAAGTACTACGTGAGCAATATTGTCAAGCTTGTATGATTCTTGTGGACCATACGAGTAACCAAATTTACGAAATAGATCAAGGTAATCCATTTGAGCGATACCTTGAATTTCATAAGCGCACTGTTTACGCTGCATTGTATTGACATCACGACGATCGATCAAACCCCAGGGAGATAATCTACGAACGAACTCTTCGCCATGGATTTTAATGATACGATTAACAAGGTATGGTATATCGAAGAACCTCGAATTCCACCCAGTGATTACATCAGGGCACTGCGATGGTAAAGACCAATGAGCAATGAATTTCAATAGAAGTTCTGATTCAGTCATACACTTTTCGTATACTACACGATTTTCTGTCATGTAAGTATTTTCTACGTCGTAATCTTTAAGACCCCAGACATAGAATGTGTTATCAATATTGTTTTTCATACAGATTGCTGTTACTTCATGAGCTGCATGTTCTGGTTCAGGGAAGCCAGCATCTGATTGTACTTCAATATCGATTGTTGTTACGTTAATAAGGTTACGATCAAACTTAATATTGCCAGGGAATGCTTCATTGATATACGCTGGAATATGTTTGTTGTTACCGTAAATATGTCGGCCTGCAGTATGTTGATTTGCTGCTAGCCAATCTTTAGCTTCACGCATATCTTCAAATTTGATAGGCGCAACTTTTGTTCCATCTAAGGCTTTAAATGGTGTAGTATTAGGTGTATTGACATAGAATGTCGGTTTGTACTTGATTTTTGTTTGGATTTTTTTACCATTGCTATAACCTCTGTAAAGAAGATTATTGCCATAGCGTGAGATAGATGTGTAAAATTTCATAGTATAACCATATCGAATAATAGTATATTATATCATACTTTTCAATGAATGTAAACGTTTATTTAAAAAAAGTTGGGAAGGATCACTCCCTCCCGTCTTCTTAAAATGACTTAGTATGAACTCGCAGCTACCATCATAATAAATGGAGATATGCTTAGTATCCCAGCTATTAATAAAGTTGCTTCGAATCCAGATCTAATGCCGTGCTTGTGTTTACGTATGTAACCCATAGTCTGACTCCAGTAGATAGTTTATTACAACCCACTGAGTTTTCGCTGCTCACCGGAATTACTCATTGAGTAAACCCTTCTTCTTTGATGTCCCAGTAGATCCGATTTCGATCTTCCGAGGACGCCTCTCTTCTGGAACTTCGACTCTGGCGTTAACCACAAGTATCCCATTCACAAGATCAGCCCCGTCAATTACAACAAATTCGGAGAGTCGGAAGGACTTCTCGAACTTGCGGGATGATATACCCTTGTGTGCGTATTCACGATCATCATCATGTGCCCTTTCACCTTTTACTAATAGAATACCATCTTTTACTTCGATAGAGATATCGTCATTTGTAAAACCCGCAACAGCAAGTTCAATGATGAAATTTTCAGCATCGATCTTAACAACATTATGGGGTGGATAGTTATCTTGAGCTCTACCAGCAGTGTGTATCCTTTCAAGCTCGTTTAGTATTGGTTCAAAACCAATGAATAGTGAACGTGGTACGTTCATAGTATTTCTTACCATTTTAGTTTCCTCCTATGTATAGCAAGGTTAATATATGGACCCGACCAATTCGGCATCCACATTTATTTATAAAGCTTTTATTGTTACTTTAAACATTTTTTGCAAACTTTATTTAGTCTGCCAGATTTCATAAACTTATGAAATACATTCCAAATATGCTTAATTTTTTTCTCCATTGTTATTTCCTATATTGTACTTAGGGCATAACGTCCATTCCGTCTTTTCTTTGTATGGAATAACTTTGATTTGTCGTAATGGCGCAATATCCTTTGCTTGTTCTGCTGCAACAAAAGTAACTAAACCCCAATCAGCTAACAACGTAGCGATTGTGTTCCTACGTTGAATATCATTTAGCAATAGATTAGAAGGTTTCCCGTCTAATAAGAATAGCTCTTTGAAATGCACAATAAAGTATCTACCCTGTTTATGCAATATATGACATGATTGATATAGTTTTTGATCTTTTCTAGAAGCAACTCCAATTCGCGTTAATGTTTCTCTAATCTTTAGAAAATCATCTGGTTCATTTAAAGTAATTTCTAGCATCGATGCTGGAGTCCAATGGACTTCCGTGTTATTTTCGTTTTCCACCTTTGTAAATCCTCATCTTCAATTCGTTAATTTGATCATCGTTTAGTAATGACAGAACAGATTTAGCTTTTTCATTGCTATATCCATAATATTCTTTTATCAGCTCTAGGTTTTCTATATTCATAGGCTTAGCCCATTTTGAAAACCTTCGTTTCTTCTTAATTATATTTATAAGAAAATCGAACTGAAGACGACTGTCAATGTGATGATTCAAATTCATTTCATTTGCATAGAGGATTGTATCAGGAAAATACGACAGTCCACGGTTTACCATAAATGGACTGTACGTTTTTTCCGATATATCGTCAACCATCAAATCCTTTTTGGTTGTGTTAATGGCATTTAAATATTCAAAAGGGTTCATTTGAAAGAAACCCCAGCCATTATTTCAGTAAGACAAGCAACAGTATTAAGTTCATGATCAGCAACAAATGAGTTCTTATATTGATAATCAGCCAAAATAAGTACCAATTGAGGTATACTTTGTGGATCAATATAGTCATTCATATTATCATAGATTTTACGATAAATTGCAGCTGGTTCAGAATCAATGTTATTGCTTACCCATTGTCTCATACCCTTAAAGTTTTTTCCTTTCAAATGAATCATAAGATCATTAAGAGAAACTTCAGATAAAGATACAAGAATGCCTGTATCAATAGTACCACTACTACCATAACGCTGAAGCTCATTAAGAACTTTACGCCAATCAGGCATGTGTTTCATAATTAATTCGGCAACTACCTTTTCGTCATAACTGATACCTTCATCTTTTAGAATGTTAGTACATCGTTTGAGAAACTGTCCACATAGTGGTGCTGCGTCCTTTTTAGAAACGTTAAACTCGATTGTAGTACAACGAGAATGTAGTGGTTCAATGATACGATTTTTAAAATTACATGTGAGAATAAATCGGCAGTTATTACTAAACTCTTCAATAAAACCACGTAATGCTGGTTGCGTTGATTGAGCGTTTAGGTAATCTGCCTCATCCAAGATGACTACTTTGTAGCCACCCTGGAGAGAAACAGAAGACGCAAACTGCTTAATTTTATTACGCAATGTATCAATGCCAGACTCTTCAGATCCATTGATCAAGAGAAAGTCTAGATCAAGTTCGTTACATAAAGCTTTCGCGACTGTAGTTTTACCAAGGCCGGCTGTGCCGGTAAGAAGCATATTGTGTAGGTCACCTCCTCTAACAATATCTTCAAAGGTTGATTTAATGTGTTTAGGTAAGATACAATCTTGAATTTTTTGTGGACGATATTTTTCAACCCAAAGAAACTCTGACATTAAAGTACCTCCCAACCAAGAACTGTATTAACACGGAAAGATCTCCATGCATCTTTATCCAAAGACCAAACAGCTAAGTGCTCAGATTCTGGATTGATAGATTCAATAGTACCAACAATACCATTAGCTTCTAAAACAGTGGGGTTAAGAGAACAGGGCATGACTCGTATTTCGTCTGAGTCAATCTTTTGAAAGGTTACTGTTACCGTACCTTTTTTTAACGCTTCGATTAAACGAGCACATTCATTGCGATCCATAATATATCCTTCATAATAAAATTAATAAAAATGCGAAGGAGCTACCTCCGCAATAAGCTAGTTCAGTATTAGACGACTTCGTCTTCAACCTCTTCCGGAAGATCAGCACCTGCTGGTACCATACCTTCTGGAGCTTTCTTGCCTTGCTCTGCAGACGCAGCATTTAGAAACGCTACTGTTCTGTTTCGTAAGCTACCAATAGCTTCCATTTCTTGGCCTTCAAAGCCACCTCTTTTAGAACAGATATCGATAATCTGTACGAAAGTTGCGATATCCTGTAAGGACAGCTGTGGAGCTTGTTGCTCTTCGGTGCCTTCTTGTGGAAGGACTTTATCTTGTGGTTCAGTCATAGTATTTCTCCGGGGTTTAGACTAATTTAAGAGATCCCGACAATTCGGCAATCTCCATATTATCCTTATTATATAAACATAACAAGGTTAATTCTTTTTTGTGTATAATTATTTATACACCGAAACTTGACGATTTCTCTAAAGCAATAAAATAATCCAAAGGATTATCAGCGTTTCTCCAATTAGAGATTAGCTTAGATGAAATCGATACCTTATAATCACCTTGTAGCATTTTCAAATTAGAAATACTAAATACGTAATTAAAGATTTCATTGGATGTTGTTCCTAGGTCAATATCAAATGTATTTGATGTAGCATCTTTTTCGTTAAAGACAGAAGCTACTACATTATCGCCTTGGCTACTAAAACTTAGTTCTGAATGACCAAGAACCGAAGCAGCTTTTCGAATCTTATCTAGATTAGCAGATGAGATATCGAGAACAACTTCACATTCTGGCATGTTAATGTCTTTGGTTGGCTGAGTAAGAATATCGATTTCAGAATAGAAATACTTAATCTTTTGAGAACCATCTGACATAGTTAAAAATTTATCATCAAATTCAAGTTCAGGTTTATCCATAAGACTAAACAAAGACAAGAATTCATTGAGATCATATACACCAAACTCTACTGGAAAGTCTTCTAGAATTGAAGCTGTTGCCATAATGGTTTTAGCTTCTGAAAGAGTTTTGAGTTCTTTACCTGGCTTGAATACCAGATTTGCGTTAATACCTGAAAAGTTTTTCAGGATGTTGATTGTTTCACTTGAGATTTTCATATTGTACCTTTATTGTTTAATAGTATATTATAACATACTTTTGTCATAATGTAAACGTTTATTTCACTTATATTTGCGGTCATGTTCATATAGTGCAAGAAATCCATAGTGGATAATCTTCACAATGTCCTTTCGCCATTCATCAGGGGTTTCACCCTTCTTACCGTATCGACCATTATACTTGTCGATGTTTCCATGAAAGAAGCCTTGGCCTTGGCCACGGTCTATAATGACCTCCGAGGATTGTAATCCCCCTTGGCCATAGTGAGCATTATATGTAGAATCAACATAATTTTGGAACTCGGCAATCAGGTTACCTTCATTAAATTTGTATTCAATATCTTTCATATGTTTTCCTTAAAATTCAGAAAAGGGTTCATTAGTTTCGACATCAGTCGCTTCAATTTCTTCGATTCCAGCATCGACTTTGCTGTATAGATCCAAGAAGGCAGACTTTGTATCTTCATCAAACCTTGCGATACATAGATCAATCGCTTTAGATCTGTCTTTAAAAATTGAGTATGTTTGAGCAATGTGACAAAGTCTACGAGTTGAAATAACTTCATCGACTCCTTCATCATAAAAAGTCTTACGAATAATATCAGCCCAAGTAATAAGCTTTTCGACAAAATCAGTATCATCAGCTCCAAATTTAGCCATGTGGTTATTTAGAATCTTAGTTTCAATCGCTGGAGATGGAAACTTTTGATCAATAGCAACTGTAAATCTTTCCAAGAAAGCTTCATCGATAATAGAAGCTGCTGTAAATCGACCATCATCCGATCCCTTACCCTTAGTGTTGGCTGTTGCTATAACATTGAAGCCAGCTTTAGGAGCAATTGTTTCACCTGTCTTTTTAACCAAAACAGGCTTGCCTTCAAGTATACCTTGCAGACACATAATTTTATTTGTAGCTCTATCAATTTCATCGAGCAGTAGAATTGCGCCGTTCTCCATAGCTTTAAGAACGGGGCCTTTAGAGAATACAGTTTCTCCATCGATAAGTCTAAAACCTCCAATGAGATCGTCTTCGTCTGTTTCAGGATTGATTTGAACACGTATGAACTCCCTATTTAGTTTTGAGCAAGCTTGCTCTACCATGAAGGTCTTACCGTTACCAGATAGACCAGAAATATAGACTGGGAAAAACATTTCAGATTTGACCATCTTAACGATGTCACTGAATGCTCCCCATGGAACAAATGTAGGATCCGCTTTTGCGAATGATTTTTCTTCGTTAACAATTGATTGCATTTTAGCCTTTGGTGATATATCTATCACATTTGATTTAACTGGCTGAAGCATACTTGTTAGATCATAAGTTCCGATTTTAACTCTGTTTTCCTTTTGCATAAGAGGATTGTAGTCTTTACCGGTATAACCCATAGTCTTACCAGTACTTTCTATCAGACCTTTTCGAAAAGAAGTCTGATCTGGGTAGTTCGTAGCCAGTTCATTTAGAATGTTTTGGGTTGAGATTTTCATATCTTTCATAATGTAGGTCCTTATCATTTAATATAGGTATATTATATCATAGTTTAGGCGTTATGTAAACAGTTTTGGTGAAAATAATTCACTTTTTTTAGATCATTTAGTTATAAAAATACACTTTCTTATACACATCACGCTGAGTGAATCTAATTTAAGTATCAATAGGGTAACCTTAACAAGTTCACAGAGATTCACTATGCTACGATCCTTCCAAAGGTTGTCATCAATACTTTGTTCTGCTTCTTACTCTTTGAGTATTTTTTAAATGCGTTTGCCATTTGATTTTTAGTTTGGTCAGAAGTAACACCAAATTCATCATCTTCAACAGCCAAATTGTTACCACCCTTGATCAAGTAGAATTCATCGTAGCCTAAGGCAGATTTACGAACAACACATTTGTTTTTTCTGTATTCTTTATTAGCTTCGTTTCTGTGACTATCATCCCAGCCATGAATTTGAGCTATTTTGTGATTAAACATTCTGTTATCATCTGCCATAAAGAAGCCAATAGTACTAGTGTTGTATCGCTTGTTTATGTTTTCGAGCAAAGCTTGAGTAACGTTATTAGTATTTTCAGCTTTAACCATTTTGCCATCGATTCTCATGTTAATACCTTTAAACATTCCTCGAGTTTCGACTTTATTATCTTCAAGTCCACCATCTCTAAAAGCTTGTATTCGATTAGCATCACCATCAGATAGTACAACTAAATTCATTTTTTCAACTGCATTTTTACCTTTGAACTCTTTAATTAAAGAGTGAGCCATAACTAAAGCTTGATTAAGCGGAGTAGAACCAAAGTCTTCACATGGAGCAGATACTTCACGAGCTACGTAATATGATCCCTTTGCTCTTAAATATAAAGCTTTGATAGAGTCAATAAAATCAGCTTTTTTAAGCTTTGACGATGTTAACATTGGCATTGCTAGATCATCAAGATCCATATCTCCATCAAATAGTAAACCTCTGTTACGAAGATCGTAGTAGTTTAATTTTTGATTTGTTGTAGTAAATGCATAAACATCAAACGGAATATTGACTTGCTTACAGAAGAGAACCAAGTGTATCAACTGCTCTAAAACTTTAGGTAATGATTCATACATAGAACCAGAGTAATCAATCAACATAATCATACCATGGCTTTTAGCATCATGTAATCTAGTTGTTTGTTTAAAGATGTCTTCATTAGTTTTGTATGAATATAACTTGTTGACATCAATAACACCGGTTTTTGCTGTAGTAGCCTTTGCCCACTGAGTAGCAGCTTTTCTCATTTCAAACTCTTTTACTGCTATGCCAACGCTTCTTTTAACATCTTTCATATACTTAGGAAATTGTTGTTCGAGAGAATTAACTTCTGCCACTACGTGGAGATTCATAGTATCTCTTCGTAGTTGTCTTTGAGCCTTGAGTTCAGCATAAGGTATAACAATATCCTTTTTAACTTCTTTTGAAATATCTTCAACTGCAAGAATCTGTCTACCATCTTCATCAATGTCTAAAAGAGAACTTTCATTACTTCTAAAAGCTTCATCAGTAATAGAAACGCTTCCCTCACGGCCTTTTGTTGGAGCTTGATCTTCGTCTAAATCTTCTTCTGCTTGTTCATCTTCCTCATCTGAAGAACCTGGAGCATCAGTCTCTTCTTCGCTTTCCTCATCTCCACTATCATAACCTTCTGAATCGTTTTCTTCAGAATCATCGTTAGGTTCTTCAGTTTGATCGTCGTTGTTATCTTCTTCTTCGTCTTTGTCTTCTTCTAGTGATTTATCATAAGCTACGATATCTTTAACAAGATCAAGAACTTCTTGAAAATCTTCAGTTGTATTTGCTCTATCCATAAAGGCTTGTTCTT